GCTTACTTGGTTAATTAACTCTATCCCTTCTGTTACGTGTTCTGGTTTCATTGTTGTAAAATTAGATTTCGTTATCGCTTACTAAATAAGTACCACCAGCTAAAGAAATAGAAATATTAGAAAAATCAGAAGCGTCAACTTGCCCGTAAATATAGTCTACACCGTCAATAGATTTTTCGATTTTGTTAGTTATCAAATCGCTTAATTCGTTTGCTTTGGTAAACTCGTCTTTTATTATTTTTATATACATATAATTTTTTATAAACCTAGCTCAGCTAATGTAAAAGTTCGACAAACTACCGCCTTATAAGAACTACCTTGCGAAGCTAATGATGTTCCCGTATTTAAAAAGTATAATCCTACCGTAGCACTATCCGAAGTGCTGCACCACATTCTGTCTGACGTAGTTAAATATGCAATATTAAGCGGTGCATAGTTAAAGAAATCTCTATTGATTCCTAAGTTTTGTATATTATTCATTTGCTTATAGTTGCAAATATACCAATCACTATAAGAGCCTCTCGTATAAGGTTGTCCTGCTAGTTGAGTTGTTAGATTTGCATTCGCATTTGGAACTCGATAATAACCTAAAACCGTTTCTGAAACTTGATTCCACGTAGACCAGTCTATAACTTCGTCAGAGGCGTAAACTTGCGTACCTAGACTATCCGTAAATCTATTAGCGTCTACTCCAAAACCGTTATTAAAATCTAGCGTTGAAAAGTCAACACCTCGACCAAATGCCAAAGTACCGTCGTCTCCAGTTCTTAAAGAGGTTGCGCCCGTTTTAAATATGTCAGCCGTATTCAATGGAGTAACGGGGACTACTGGGTTAGGTATCTCAACAATACCGCCAACGATAGTACCAACGGGAGTGCCGTTTTCGTATTCTACTGGAACGTCTAAAGTACCACCACTTGCAACAGAGTTAAAAGCTGAACTATTAACGGTTACGTCAGCGTCTGCGCATGGCGTATTCGGTACTACTATTTTTTTAATATTCGCCGTATCTATTGTAATAGTTCCAGTAGGAGCGTCTAGTTCGGTTACTACTTGAATGTCTAGTGTTTGTCCGCTAGGCGTTACTATCGCAGTTGGCGCACCTTGAAATTGAGTGCTAACTGGGTCGTCGGTCGTAGTATATCTATACTCGCCACCACTTGCAACGTCCTCAACAAAGACCTCATCTTCGTAAATAGATACGGGAGCGCAAGAAGTAGGCGTAGGAGGCGTAACGCCCGACATTGGAATAGCGCATTTATTATAACGAAACCCTTGGTTTAATCTAAGGTCTACAAAGCAACCCGTAACTCTATCAGAAAGTTCGTCCTCAATAGGTTGTATAGAACTAGACTTAACTAGGTTAATACTATAATAGTCTACGTCTTTTTCCCAAAACGAAAGCAAGTCTAAAGCGCATTGTATCATATCGCTTTTAACCTCGTTTAAGTTAGTCTCAATCTTATCGCCTTCTCTATCTTTGAGCGTTGCTACTTGGTTAATAAAATAAACTCTAAACGAAAAAGTCATTTCGTTCTCGCTTACGTTTATCGGTAAGTCTTCCATCCACATTAAAGGATAGGAAAACCAGTCTTGCTTATCGTGTAAAACTATGTCAGAATTTTTACCGTTCCCGAACGTTTTTATTTGGAAGTGATTGTCTGCGAAGTCCTTGTTTAGTTTTATTATCTGGTTGTAGCTTTGCATAGTATTTACTTATCTTCTTATCAATCGTTTTAAAACTACCCTTCATTTGAATATAAAAATTTATTGCACTTTCTGTACGGTTGCCCTAAGTAAACCGATACGCTAGGGTTCAAACTATCAGCCATTAAGTCGTCGCTATCTATAACTTGCAAGAACTTAGGAAATAGCGTTTGATTAGCTAACAAATAAGATGTAAGTCGTCCAGAGAAAAACTCAGCTTTCGCTTTCATTCTATTCTCTATTCTCGCTAGTTCTTTTGTCCCTATTGGCTGCGAAAATGTAGAGTTATTAGTAGCGGTTGACTTGTTTCTAAAGTTAAATAATAAAGGTATTTGTAGTTCGTACATACACCAATACATTAAAGTGTCTGCTATATAATCATTCACTAAAATTAAGTCGTTCCCAACTATTGTACCAGCTTCAATCTTTGCGGTTAAATCTTCATACAATAAAGTACCTAAAAGCGTTTGAATGTACTGCGTTTGAGATTGCCAAATAGTAGGGAGTATTTTCTTCATATCGACGTTGTCGTCAATTTGGCTATTTTCTTTTATAAACTTCTCAGATATAAATAAAACTCTACTCATTTTCCTTATTGTTTTTTTCTAGTTACTAATCTTTGCTCCCAAATATGACGACAGAACGGTGTATGTATTGCTGGTTCAGAACCTTTAATAGTTTTCCAACCTCCACGACTTCTAAAAACATCTAAGCCCATACCGTTATTCATACCGTTAATGTCCTCAATAGTCCAAGATTTAAAATTACTTTGACCTATTAATCGAACGCAGAACGGGCGACTTGTTGGTAGTAAACTACCGCCAGAAGCTTCGTCAGAGCGAACCACATATTTATACACTACAAAGAGTTCGTCTTCTTTAGAATCTACTTTGCCCTTTTCAGTTGGCGCGCCTTCTTCTGTTAGTAATCCTTCTACCTTTAATTCTGCGACCGCTTCGTTATATTCTTCTTGACTTATATTTAACGACTTCCAAATGTCACTAGCTGGGATCCCCGTTATAATCATTCTAAGAATGTTAATAGACAACTTAGAAGCGAATTGCTGAACGTATTCCTTTGCTTTACTAAAAGCGTCCTCTGTGCTTAAAATCGCAGTTTGTCGGGAATCTACAACGAATAACTCGTCGTCGTTAATGCCGCAATTTTCAAACATCTGTATAAGTTGTTCGTCGTCGCTCTTACTCATGACTTCGATAACCTCTGGAGTAGGTGCAATCTCTTTAGCCGCATCTAAGTTAATTAATTCTCTAATCTCGTTCTTAGTCATTGTATCTAGTACCTTAGTAGCCAACAAAGGCGACAAGCTAGACAAAGCGTCCGCTACTATATTCTTCTCAAGTGAACTACTTCCAAGTCCAGCCATCTTTCGTAACTCGTCAGTCGTCGCTATTTGTAATAAAGTTTGCTCCGACATTTGAGCCTTAATAGGTTCTTTTTGTAGAATCTCGACTTTGCCCGTTATGCCGTTTTGAAGTAAAAGACTAGAGAAATAATCTTCGAATATTTGTTGTTTTCCTTTTACGTAGTCGTGTGTCCATCCTTCAATAGCTACCCGTTTCTCGTCGGCATTATTAGAAAAACCGTTATCGCCTTTTAAACCTACTATAACTGGGTCAACGCCGTGACCCGTATAAATCTCATCTCGTATAGAGTTGTTAAGGTTTAAAAATCTGTCATCTTGACCGTTCGGGCTAATCGGTGTTATCTCAACACCGCTCTCTTTATCTTCGTTAAAAGATATCATTGACTTACCAGCCGAATCAGTCCCGTGAAATGTATCTTTGTACATTCTAGTAATCTCGGCTTTCTGTTGTTCTGACGGTTGACCACTATTGAAGTTTACTAAAAATCCAGACGAAAAACCAGACTTTACATTGTTATAAGTAAAGTTTGATATTTGATAATCAGAGGCAATATAAGGAACTGCGGCGACGTATTCGGGTAAAGGATAAACGCCTAAGTCGGGTCTGTATTCTTTATAATAAAGTAAATATCTCTTATCTTTTTCGCCTTCTTCGCCGTATTTAAACGGGTAAAAGATTGTGAAGTCTGGATTGTTTCGTGGCTTTCTAGCCGACCAATCGCAAGTATAATAATAGACTGGGTCTTTATATCTACCCTCTTCTTCGTTCCATTCTTGTTTTGATACTCTAATTTTCGAGAAGTCAATATGGTAAGGAGTCACCCCTTCGTTCCCTCTGTTGTATATAATTTCGTTAGCGAAGCCACCTTGTAAAACTAAATCTTTCGCAGTCTTTTCGAGTACCCTAGAATCTTCTAATTTGGCTACAAAAGTATTACCTTTAATATAGTCGGAAGTTACGCTATTCGTTCTTGAATCGTAGCGAAGCCCACGACCAACAATATAAGACGACTTCTTGTTTACAATTGTGTTGTGCTTTGCGCTTGAATTGTAGAGGTGAATTAAATAATCTGGGTATAAATTTCTCCAGTCTATATCGTCACCATAAAGCACCCAATCGACATTGTTTTTCTCCTTAAAGATTGGAGTTTTGTGTGCGTCGAATTTGGTTAGC